ATCTACTGTCTACTCTGAAACCAAGAATCTGCGTTTTGCATATTCGGGTGTTGAGTGTGATGCTCCTGCTATTGATCGTAGCTGATTAATGTTCTATTGGGGATCCTTCGGGGTCCCCTTTTTTTTATTCTTTAATAAAATGCTCCCTAGTCAATTTAACACCGAGACCGAACTCTCCGCAGTGAACTCAATCCTGGGGAGCATTGGTCAAGCACCTATTACAAAGTTAGAGTTTGACAACCCTGAGGTTTCCTATGTATATCAACTACTGCAGGAATGCAACACTGATGTACAGACAGAGGGCTGGGTATTTAATACAGAGAATCACTACGAATTGATTCCTGATTCTAATGGTTATATCCAAATCCCTGATAATGTTCTCCAGATGGATATCTCTGAGGGACAGATCTATCGTGATACGGATGTTGTTAAGCGTAATGGCAGGCTGTATGATAAACAGAATCATACTGATATTTTTGAAAATCCTGTTGAAGTAGATATTGTTTGGAAGTTTAAGTTTTCTGATCTTCCTCAAGTCTTCAAACGTTATATTACTTATCGTGCTTCTGTTCGAGCAGCTACTCAACTTGTTGGTAATAAAGAGTTGATGCAAATGCTTGCTATGCAGGAAGCATTCTCTAGAGCAGGATGTATGGAATATGAATGTAACCAAGGTGATTATACAATCTTTGGTACACCTTCTGAAACTGCGTATCGTTCATATCAACCTTACATGGCTCTTAATAGACTATGACAAGTATTACTCAAAAGATCCCTGGGTTTATTGGTGGTATCTCTCAACAACCTGATGAATTAAAACCAGTAGGTACTGTGAGAGATGCTGTTAATATTATCCCTGATATTACTAAAGGTGTTATTAAACGTCCTGGTGGTCGTCTTGTACAACCGCTTGCTGCACACCAAGATGGTAAGTGGTTTAACATCTATCGTGATCCTACTGAGCAATACATTGCAAAAGTAAATAGGGATGGTACGGTAGAAGTATATGGTGCACTAGATGGTCTGCCTAGGGTTGTTACTTATAGTGAGACACCTTATAGCACTAGTTATCCAGAAACACCAGAGGTTGATTCTGATAGCCTACCAGCTTACCCGTTGTGTGATATCAATGCATTTAACACAGCAGTAACAGCATACCTTACATCTGAGACAGAATATCTTACTAAAGAATCAGAGTATGATATTAAACTTAATGAGATTAATCTCCTTGAAGATCAAGTCAATGATGTAGATACTTACTACAATGTAGATGATCTCGGTGGTGATATTTTCAGAGTATATGAAGGTATTATTTCTGGTAGAACAGGTGGACAATCTAGTGCTGGAGATGATATTGAAATAGGACCAACTCCTCCTGCAGGGTATAAAGTACGCAGAGGAAAGAGAAAGGAAGTAAATGTTACTGCTATTATTGGAGATGCAGACTTCTTTGATTTTGGTCAGCAGTACTATGACGCTAACATCTACGAATATGAAGTCTACAGGGACGCAGATACTACTGGGTTAGATGATCTCTATGATGAGTTAGATGTTATCAAAGCTGAGCTTGGTACATTAGAAGCAACTAGGACTTATAACAGAGAGCAGTATGAATATGCTGCAGCTGCTTGTGGTCTTTATACTAATGAATACGAGCAAGCTCTTGAAGCTGATTCTGTTGTTTTAGAAGATCCTCCGGTTGATGCTACCAATACAGAGATTGTAGAAGCAGAACCTGTTTACTATTTACCTTATCTTGTTCATGGTAATGATGATGACATTCAAATCCTTACTTTGAATGACTACACATTCTTTACCAACAGAACTGTGAAGACTTCTATGTCTTCTGATACCTCTACTGTACGTGCATCTGAAGCTTATATTGAGCTATCACAAGTAGCGTATAATAAGCAGTACGCTATGACGGTATGGGAAGATACAGCTAGCACAGCTGTAACTGAAGTATCCTATACCCGAGTAACCCAAGTTAGTGTTAACAAAGGTACATGGGAAGATAGTGATGGTACTTGCCTCTTAACTGATATCCAATCATTCACCTTTACTGGTGATGATATCATTAAGAGTGGTGGCGGTGTTGATGCAGATAAAGGTAACCTTGTTGTACAACTGGAGACAAGAGGTACACCTGAATTAAAGAACCCAGATAAACCAGAGAATGGTTACATTTGTAAATATGTAACTACTTCTATCTTACAGTTTGGTGGTGAGAACTGGGTTGTTGGTGATGTCGTAGAATGTGAGATGGCAGGCCAAACCTACAAAATTACTGTAGAAGAGGTTGAGACCTACTATGAACAAGGTCTCGGTACATCTATTCCCATCTTCCCTACTGTTACTACTAATGACGGTAGTGTCACTCTTACTGCTACCAGCATCCTTAATGATATCAAGACTGAACTTGAAACTGAGACTACTGGTTATGCTGTAGAGATCATTGGTAACGGTGTATATATTACACACCCGTCAAAGGTATTTACAATTACTACACCTGAGACTCAGTTGATGAATATCACAACTGATGAAACTAATAATGTATCCACACTACCTACTCAATGTAAGGATGGATATATTGTTAAAGTTGCTAATACAGATAGTGATTATGATGACTACTGGGCTGTATTTGAAGCACAGATTCCTGGTGTAGATGGTCATGGTAGTTGGATTGAAACAGTAAAACCAGGTATTGAAGTCACCTTTAACAGGTATAGTATGCCGCACCAAATGGTACGTCAAAGTGATGGTACATTTGTTGTTACACCTATTGACTGGGATCCCAGGGAAGCAGGTGATGATGAAACTAATCCTAAGCCTACCTTTGTTGAATCCTACATCAACAAGATTGTCTTCTTCCGTAATCGTCTTACCTTCCTAAGTGGGGAGAATGCTATTGCATCCCGTCCAGGTGATTACTTTAATTTCTGGAGTGGCTCTGCTCTTGCCCAAGTAGATAATGATCCTATTGACCTTACATCTGCATCAACAATGCCTTCAGTGTTATTGGATGCTATTGAAGTAAGTGAAGGTCTATTGTGTTTTGGTCCTAACCAACAGCATCTACTTACTACTGATTCAGAAGTCTTTGGTCCTAATACTGCTAAGTTTAGTGCTATTGGTACGTACAGATATAGCGGTGATATCTCGCCTATTTCTCTTGGATCTACTATTGCTTTTGTTAGTAATGCAGGTCTACGTTCAAGGCTAATTGAGCTGACAAGTGTTAGTAGGAACAGAGAGTCTGATATTAATGAAGTCAGTAAACCAGTATCTGATCTAATGCCAAGTGAATTGAATCTACTTGGTGAATCAAAGGATAACTCAATGGTACTGCTGTCAGCTAAGGGTTTGACAACTGTATGGGGTTATCGTTATTTCCAGACAGATAGAGAGCGGCTTCAATCAGCTTGGTTTAAATGGGAGCTACTTGGTAAACTTCAATTCCATTGTATTATGGATGATGTTTATTACACAGTTCTAGAGAATACCTCTAGCTCTCCTGGTAACGCTACTATTGTTTCACTACAGCGATATGATCTTAGGGATCAATCAGAGACAGCTATTGTAGCTAAAGAGCAAGATTCCTTCCAAGTTCATCTGGATAATTATCGTGTACTTTATCCTGATAAAGGGCAGTACTATACTCACCTTAATCAGACATATTTTAAAACACCTATTGGTTACTTTGAAGACGAACGACTTGTAGCGTATGCTTTGTCACCACGTATTGGTGATTATGCTACGTATCAATTAGTTGGTTCGATTGTATATCCTAGGTTTGAAGTAGACTATCTTGGTACGTGGATGGTACTAGATGGTGACTGGTCTGATACACGTCTTATGGTTGGTTACGAGTATGAGATGAAAGTAGAATTCCCTACTATTTACCCTACTCGTTCACAAGAAACACAAGCTACTAACCGAACTGATTCTAGATCATCTTTAATTGTACATCGAGTAAAACTTAACTTTGGACAAGTTGGTGTTTATGAAACTACACTAACTAGAAAAGGTAGAGAGGATTATACTCAGTTGTATGAATGTAAGACAATGGATGGTTACTTAGCTAATGATGTAGCTTTTGACCAACAACGTGTACAAACAGTTCCTGTATATGCTAGGAACACTGATTGTAGATTAACACTTAAATCTTCTCACCCATCACCAGCGACTTTATATTCACTGGAATGGGAAGGGGATTATAGTTCTCGTTTCTATCAACGTGTCTAAATTTATTCACCCTGCAACTTTGGAGGCTGCCTATGAGGTGGCCTCTCAGTTGCGTCCAGAAGACGCTAGGGAGTGCATTGAGGGCCATGGGGTACTACCTACCCAAGCACTCCCCTTAGCCATACTACAGTGCCCCACAGAAGCCTTCTACGTGCCAGACGGCAGGATTGCCGGACTGGTAGGTATCTATGATAATGGACTTATCTGGATGCTATGTACCAAGGCTGTTGAAGACTTTCCTATTTTATTCTTTAAAGAGGCTAAACAATTCATTGAATCCAGAAAGGAACCTAGATTATTTAATGTAGCTGATAAACGTAATGCGTTACATTTAAAGCTATTAAAGAAGCTAGGGTTTACTTTTACTGGTGAAGTTTTGCATGGCCCCAACCAATTACCTTTTATTCAATTTGAAAGATGTGTGCTCCATTAGCAACAGCAGGGTTTCAAGCGGCTAGTGCAATTGGCGGCTTTATAACAGAGCAAAATACCACAGCTGCCAAAAATAATGCTGCTATTCAAGATTATGAATATCAACTAGCTGCTCGTGAACAACAATGGATGAACACTCTAGGAGAGTGGAACCAACGTCAGCTAGAGTATAAAAAATCACTTAGTTCTTTTGAGGAAGCTGCCTATGCTGGGTATGCTCAAGAACAACAACGACTTAATGAAGTTTATAAAGAAGCTGCATTTAAGAATCAAGAAACTGTTCTTGGTATGTTACAAGCAACAGGTAGACAATATGCTACAGCAGCTTCTGGTCAATCGACCTTGCGTAGTGCTCGAATGGTTGAAGCATTCGGTGGTCGTAACCTAGCTACTCAACAGCAATCACTAGAGAGTGCTCGCAATAGGTTCTCATTGTCTACTGAAGGTATTCGTCGTGATTGGATGAGTGCTCAGAATCGAGCATTCAGTAATGTTGCTATTGCTCCTACTGCAGGTATTGCTCCGCCTAAGCCTACAATGCAAGAAGGTCCTAGTGTTCTTGGTCTTGTTGCAGGTCTTGGTAGTGCTGCAGTTCCTCTGATCGGTAAACCGCTACTCCCACCTAGTAGTAGTCCCCTACCAAACTTTAATGTTAACTCACCGTATACTCTACCAAGTGCTGTATCCTTTGATACTCAAACAGCTTTCAGTAGTCCATTCTTAGGATAGTAATTGATGGAACAACAACAATACCGTTCATATGCAGAGGGGGGTAGGTTTGATCCTATTGAGCAGACTAGTTACATCCCCATGTATCAGCAGCGAGCTAGAGAAAGGGAAGCCGCCTTGAACCGTTACATTCAAGGGCAGAAACAAAATGCTCAGACTGCTGTTGAGAATGCTGCTCAACAAGGCGAAACCCTAAAGCAACTAAGTGGGTTCTCTCAGACCCTAACCAAACGGTTGGGTGAGATTGAAGAGCAAACAAAGAAAGATATTGAAACAGGTCAGTTCTATGATGCTATCATGGCTGATCTTAATACAATGAAAACAGAAGGTGTCTCCCCACAAGATACGCCTGAACAACAAGCACTACAAGCTGAAGCTAATTCAGTAGCTAAAACCTCTAAGATGATTGAGGATAGCACTGGTGATATTGCTGCTGCCTATACCTACCAAATTGACTTTGGTGGTGTAGCTAGGGGATTTGCTGGTGAACAAGCTGCTCTACAATCGGCTCAGACACGTTATAGTGGCTGGCAATCTAACTTTCTCAATAGTAATACTAAGCTTGCTATAGACCCGTCGATGTCGGTACGAGAGGCTGCCAACAGTGGTGATCCTCGTTTAGTTGAAGCTGCAGTACGTCAAGGCCGCCTTACCTTTATTAAAGAGCATAACCTACAATATGCAACAAAGGATAACTTTGTTAAGTATATGGGTCAGACTATACTTGCATCTGATGCTAGTCTATCTGGTAATCTTGTTAGGGAAGGTATTAAAGCTAACCGTGAAGCAGAGATTCAACGTATCGATGGTCTCGCTTATGATTTAGCTAAAACTGGTGGGTCTGATACTGACTCACTGCAGTCATTAATCAATGATCTATCAAATCAGTATTACACTAATAATACTGGTATGAGTAGAGGGGAAGCTACTACTGCAGCAGTTAAAGGTGTTATCGCTCAGTATGAAGATTCCGGTAACGTTGATGCTCTAAACAATCTGCTTGATGTTCAGAAGATTCCAGGTCAAGCTGGTACAGAACTTCGTAGGCAGTATGGTAATATCATCAATGATGCTATCGACCGTGCTACAGATAAGCAAGCACGTCTTGAAGCACAAGCTGCTAAGGACATTGAAGCTGATATGTATAGACAGCTTGCAGACGCCCAAACACCTGAAGATCGAGCTGCTATTGTTGATAGTGCTGTTGCTCAACTAGAAGCTAGTGGTAATTACCAAGCAGCTAGGGCTTTGCAATCACAGAAGGATGATCTCCAGATAGAAGGTAGTGCTGAATATAATGCTCAACAACTAGAGGATTCCCTTAATCGTGGTGATGCTTCGCTTGAAGACCTTGAACGTGCTAAAGACTTAGGTCAAATTACTCGTAGTCAATACGATGCCCTAAAGAAAGCATTTGGTGATAACAGTCAAGCAGGCGCTGATAAGCAACTTAGCAGTAATCAAATATTGAAAGAGACTCTTGATTCATATGTCGATAGGTTTGATACCGACTTCATGAATGCTGCTGGTCTCAAGACTGACCTTTATGGTAAGCCGCTGCTGACTGAGCAATCACTTCTTACTCCTGGTGAAGCGGAGGTTCTTAGAGGTTCAGCTAAGAATGCAATGCGTAGAGTAGCTGCACTTGCTTTGTCACAACTATCTGGCACAGAAAGTGATGCTGTTAAGAATGCTACCATTAGCAAAGCGTTGCAAGAATGGTATAAGGCTGAATTTAAAACACCTGGTGGTACGTATTATGTTGCCCCCAAGGAAAAGGGAGAATGGAATCAAGATAACCGTTCTTATCTAAAGAACCTATCTAACTCACCTGTAACCCTAGCTAAACCCCAACTACGCGGTATTACTACTCTACGTAGTAACGACTTCTCTCAAAAGGTTAAATTTGGATCTTCTATACCGAGAGATGTAAGACAAAGTTTCCGTAGACTTCGTGGTGATCAGTTGTTTAATTCGAACACAGTTGCTGTTCTAGCAGATCATTATCAAAAGACTGGTAGTTTCCAACAGGGACTTATCAAGGCTGCACAAGAACTTGGCATGTCACCACTTGCTTTGTTAAACCAACAAATTGCTGCTCATCCTGATCTTAATATAGATCCATTTGATGCAACTCCAATGTCTGGTGGTAAGGCTGATGCTCCTTCTGGTGCTGTACAAGGTTATCGTATGTTGCTGCAGATGGGGGTACCTGAAAAAGGTGCAGCTTATTTGGCTGGTAATATACAACAAGAATCTGGTTGGAATGGTAATAGAACTTGGGATGACCAAGGAGCCAGGGCTGGCGGTATCGCTAGTTGGAGAGCTGGTCGTTTGAATAACCTACAGGCTGCTGTGGGTGATGTACGGCAAGCTAGTACTAAGGAGCAACTTGAATACATGATGCAAGAGATGCGTACTAGGTATCCGTCTGCTTATCGAACCTTTATGAATCCTAGGTCTACTGATCGCCAATTAATGCAGGCTTCTTACAATTACTGGGTATATGGTACAGAAGGCGCACGCTTTAGATATGCCCAAGATATTGAAGCACAAGCTAAAGGAAGAGGCCGTCCTCCTAAAGTACAAGGTTCTGCACAAGAGCGTACAGTTCAAGTTGGAAGGATGCTGCAGTCTCAAGGCTATAAGATGTGGCAACATAGTAATTTCAATGTAGATACTGGTTATACACCGAGAGGTGGACAACGAGTAGCTCAACGTGAATACGACAGTGCTCATCATTATGGAGAGGCGTTAGACTTCCCACTTAGTCACAATAACGAAAAGCAGTTAGATAAGCTGTACAACTACTTTAAAAAGAATAAAGCACGTCTTGGTGTAGCGGAACTGCTATGGCGCACATCTGGACATTATGATCACCTACATGTATCATTTGAATAACAAACAAAATGTCCGAATTTGAACCTACACAGGAGGAGATTAATAGGCAGATTGATGAATATAAACGGCAGCAAGCTGCGGCTGCTGCTGCAAAAGCATCGATGCCTGTTAAGAAAAAGGCTGCGGCCACTCCTAAATCGGAAGCCCAGACAGCACAACCACAAAGGCGAGAGCGTGGTCTACTTACACAAGTAGGTGAAGCACTCGATTATGTTGTCGGTGGTGATTGGATGAATGACGCACTGGATGCTGTAGCTCCTGATGTATTTAAAAGTACAGAAGAATTAGAACAAGCTAAGCAAGCCAGGAAACAACAAGTAGAGAAATCTGGTAGTCCTGTTGATAAGCTAGCCTTTGGCACAGCTTCTAATATGGAAGCATTGGCTTCTGGTATGCAGGCTGGTCTAGCAATGCCTATGACTGTTGCTGCTAGACTTGCTAACCAAGATAGTGATAAGTGGTCTAACCCACCTGCTATTGTTAAAGGATCACCTATTGGAGAGGCTATATTCTCTATTGCAGAGATTGTTACCCCTACCCTATTGACAGGTGGTGTAGCGGCTGCTGCAGGGGCTCCTGCTATTGCTACAGGCGGTGTTGCACTTGTTGGTGAATCTGCTATTGAAACCGCTACACAGGAATCTGCACAGGACCTTGTTGCTGGTAGATTCCTCGCTGAGAAAATTGGTGAAGTAGCTAATGCTCAGGGTTATGATGGGGCGCAGCTTACTAGAGACTTGATTGAAGGTAAGAAACCTCATGCACAAGCAATGGTTGCTACTATTGGACTACTACAGAACATGGGTATTAACTTTGGTGTTGATGCCCTTGTTAAACACTTTGGCCCTAAGGTAATTGATGTAGTCAAACCAGAAACTGGTAAAGCGGCTAAGATTCTAAAGAAAACACCTGAAGAACTTAATAAAGCTGCTGATGATGTGAATCTACCATTGTATGATAAGATGGCAGAACCACATGATGTTATGGATATTAACTCAGCTGTACCTGTTGCTAAACCGTCACCTGGTAATCAGTACATCAATGAGGATGCATTGATCCGTGAATCACTGCGTAAATCAGGTATTGGTGAGGATGGTCTTACATCTGCAGATCGTGATTACTTCACTAACTGGGCACCACTAGCTGATGAAGAGTCTACTATTAGAGTTCTGAAGGAAGCTACTGATACACTGCGTAAGCTAAAGGACTTCCCTGAAGACCTTAGGAATGTAATGCTACGTGCTCAAGAGTGGTGGAACTTCAATAAAGAACTTATTGATGAAGACATGGAAGCGGTGATTCATAATTTCACTAGATTAACACGTGTGCTTCCTGGTAAAAAAGAAGCTAAGCGTGTTGAAGTTCCTAGTGATGTTGCATTCCTTAGAGAATACGCTGCAGTAACACAAGAGGGTTATATTGCTTCTGCCTTGATGGGTGAGGAGCTTGGTGTTCGTATTCAAAAGTTAGCCCGTCAAGCCATTAACCTTGATAATGCAGAAGACCCTATTGATTTTACATCAACTGTTGAGAATTTACTTAACTTAAACGATCAAATTCAACCGTTCTTGATTCCTGGCCGTAGGGGTAAGCGTATCTGGGCTGTGGAAGGTATGATTGAACAGCGTAAGCAGATCAAACGTGTCAAAGATGCGGATGTACAAACAGCTATTCAAGCACAAAAGACTGGTATTACTTCATCTGAAGCACCTGCTAGAGAATTTGAAACCATTAAGGTTGATGATTTAGATTCTGGTGCTACTATTCGTGAGCTATGGGAACTGTATAAAGAAGGTGATGAAGGAGCAGGTGCTACTCTTAAGCAGTATTTAACTGCTGTTGCATATTCTGAACCTACTGCTATCTTAGGACAGACTGTTAACCTTAGCAAAGTACTACGGGAGAACCTACGCAAAGGTAACTCTGATGCTGTTAGTAATATCTTCTACGCAGCTATGCTATCTAGGCTTGGTACTCACGTTGCTTCTGCAGCTTCTAACGTAGCTCAACTGTTCTTTGAACCAATGGGTGCTTCCCTTAGTGGTAAAAGAGCCTTTGGTTTTGGTCAATATGTTGGTATGATGGAAGCAATGAACGATGCATTCACTGCTGCTAAGCGTACCATGTTTGATGGTGCTTATATCAACGGTGGCTCTAAGATTACCAATCAAGTAGAAAACCTTGTTAAGCAACGTTCACAACTAGAAGCGACATATAAAGGTGCTCAGATAGAGATGGCTCGACGTGGTGCATCTGAAATGGAAAAGTTCAGTGCATTTATCGACTACAACCTACAAAAAGTAGGACTTAGTACAGCTGTATCTATTCCTGGTAGAGCACTTGGTGCAATGGATGAAGCTACTAAGGTACTATATGGTACTAGCGTAGCTTATGGTCGTGCATTCCAAGACGCTGCACAGATGGGTATCAATCGTGAGGATAAATATTTTGCTAAGATGATCCAAGATCATATGCAAAAAGTATTCCGTGATGGTGTATCTACTGGTAAGATCCGTGACCTTGAGGTTCTGGAAGCTGCCAAGAATATGACCTTCCAATCTGATATTCCTCTGAATGGAAACTTTGTAGATAATGCATTCCGTCAGCTAAAAGAAGCAGCAGATGAAAGTGCATTCTGGCGCTATGTATCACCATTTACTAGGGTGTCATATGGTGTAATGGAGAAAGTAGGTAGGTATGATCCTACTGGTGTTCTTCGTGGTATGGTGCCAAGATATAAGGCTATCCTTAATGGAGAGATGGGAGAACTAGCTCAGATCCAACTTGAATCCCAAATTGCTATGGGTAAGCTGTTTGCTGTTAGTGCTACTACTATGGCTATGCTTGGTGGTATTACTGGTAACAACAGCGGATCACTTCCTCCGTCTTCTTTTATTCTTCCTGATCCTACTAAACCAGAAGGCTATGTAGCATTCGACTACAAGAAGATTGAGCCAATGGCTTCTATCCTTGCAGTTACTGCTGATATGGTGAATGGTTTGAGGGATGATGTCATTACACAAGGTCAGTACGATAGGTTCATTGCTGGTATGGTAATGAGTCTTGGTATGGCTACCTTTGATAAGACATTCCAGAAAGGTATGATGGAAGTAGGTTCTATGTTGTCTCCTAAGATGCTAGCAAGTGGTGGTGGCTTCTTTAGTGGAGCAGCTAGTATTGGATCAACTGCAGTGCCTGGTGTTGCTAAAATGATTGCAGACTGGGCTCAACCTTATCGTACTATTTCTACTGCTGATAACGATCCTGGTGGTAACTTCTGGAGATCACTTGCCCAGCGTTCTATTGGTGGTGCTGGTCTGCCTGTTATGTACGACGAACTGACTGGTAAGCCAATTCCTAAGGTAGCTACTGTTGGACCTGATGATAATTATTGGGCTGCTGTTACTTCTTCTATCTTTAGGGAAGCTTTGTATCCTGGTAAAACTGCTAAAGGAATTAAGGATCCAATTCGTGTTGAACTTGATTGGTTGAACTATAAGCATGACCAAGTTTCTAGCCTACGTCGTGTTGGTAGCGTTACTCTATCACCCCAACAACAATCTATCCTTAGTGAGGATATGTATCTTGTTGGTGGATTACGTGATGCATTGGCTGAATTCTTCTCTCGTGATACCTATCAGTATAAGTTCAAGAAAGACTTCCAAAAGCTACGTACAATGGATCCAATGTTAAGTGCTAACAAGAACTCACTGGCTGATCAATTGTTAGACGATATGCATGGACAAATTCGTAGCATTTATCAACAGGCTAAACTACGTGCTGCTACACAAGGTCGATTAGCTAAAGATCCTGATTTCCAACAGAAACTACGTCAGTCTCAAGAGTTGGACGTTATGGTTCGTAGTGGAGAGTTAGAGCCTGGGTATAGTGCACTTGATATGACAAACCGCTAAGCACCCACATACACATTAAACAAATAAGTAATGAGCAACGTAATTGTTGACACTACAGATCAATGTAGTGCAGTTCTAAATAGATTTAAAGGTAATGGTACTACAACTACTTTTACCTTTAGTTTTACATATTTGAATTGGGATGACATCCGTTGTTATCTTTATAATGACGGACTTGGTAAGTGGGATGAAGTTAACAGCAACCTGTTTATTCAAGGCTCTACAGCATCGCAGGTAACGTTTCTAACAGCTCCTCCTGCCCCTGCTGATCCCTCATTTGATAACGTTATTATTGCCCGTCATACTCTTCTAGATGATGGGCTTAATGCTATCTTTTACCCTGGGTCTTCTGTTCGTGCTGAAGACCTTAATGAAAACTTCGATCAACTTCGCTTTGCTATTCAAGAAGCACGTTGTGATCTGGAGAACTTAGAGGATATCTACATTCGTGATACTGATATCCTACAACGTACTGAACAAGAAGCTGGCCTTTGGTTGCCTGATGGTGATCAAGAGAAGCTCCCTACAACAGGAGCTGCTGCTGCACGTCATGATGTATTGGTACGTGATACTGTACCAACTAATCCTCCTGTACAACAGCCTGGTAAGTCTTGGCAAAACACTGACAAGTGTTGGTCTAGTTACTGGAACCCTGAAGCTAATGCCTGGGTTGCTTATGTAAACACTGGTCCTCGTGGTGTACAAGGCGCTCAAGGCATCCAGGGTATTCAAGGTCCTACAGGCCCTCAAGGTCTCCAGGGACCGCAAGGTGAGCAAGGTATCCAAGGTATCCAAGGGGAAGTTGGTCCTCAAGGTCCTCAAGGTGAGCAGGGTATTCCTGGTTATGTACAAGATGTTATTGGTGGTTCTGGTATTACCAGCACTGATGATGGGCTAGGTAACTACACTATTGATCTTGCTGCAACTCTTACAACACAAGCAGATGTTGGCTTCAAGACGATTGATCTTGTTACCGACACTTTCCAGATCTTAGGTGGTACTGGTCTTACTTCTAATACCCATACTCAAGGTATTACCATTGATCTCAATAACACCACAGTAATTCCAGGTAGCTATAGCTATGCCAACATTACTGTTGATCAACAAGGTCGTCTAACTGCTGCTAGTGATGGGGTTGCTCCACTTACTAGTTCTGATATTGATGTCACTATTCAGAGCTATGATGCAGATACAGCTAAGACTGATGTTGCTCAAACCTTCACTGCTGCTCAGCGTGGCTCATATGTAACGCTCACTGATGCTGCTACCATTGCTGTTGATCTGAGTCTTGGTAATAACTTCCAAGTTACCCTTGGTGGTTCAAGAACACTCGGTGCTCCTACTAATGTTGTAGCGGGTCAGAGTGGGGTAATACGAGTCGTCCAGGACGGTTCTGGTTCTAAGACACTTTCCTACGATACTATCTACAAGTTCCCTGGTGGTGTTGCACCAACACTAACAACCACAGCTGATGCTGTAGATCTTCTGGCATATCATTGTGAGTCAGCTACTCGTATTGCTGTTCGATTTATTGGTGATGTAAAATGAGTGTGATTGATACACCACTTTTACTTGGTGATGAAGCTGCTGCTGGTGGATATGAGATCGAGCGTTCGCTGCGTTTTAACTCACCAGATTCGGCCTATCTCAGTAAGACCTTCGCATCTGCTGGCAACCGCAAGACGTGGACCTGGGCGGGTTGGGTTAAAAGGAGCGCGTTAGGGGTAACACAGCAGATTTTTGCAAGTAGACCAACTACCACCCCGTATTCACTGTTCTATTTCTTCACCGATAACAAGCTTGCGTTTGATAATGGCATTAGCAGCTTTTCAACCAACGCTGTCTTCAGGGATCCAAGTTCGTGGTATCACATTGTTTTTTGGTGGGATTCGACACAAGCAACTGCAGCCAACCGTATCAAGTTGTACGTGAATGGGGTCGAGCAGACATTTAGCACAGTTTCCTACCCAACCCAGAACGCAGACGGCCAGATCAATACCGCCACAAATCACACCATTGGCACAGGCGGGGCCTTTGGCGAGTACCTTTCCGGCTACCTAGCCGATATCTACTTCATCGACGGCCAAGCCCTAGGCCCCATCAGCTTCGGTGAGTTCGACGGCAACGGCATCTGGCAACCGATTGAATACACCGGCACCTACGGCACCAACGGTTTCCACCTTGACTTCAGCGATAACAGCACCGTTGCTGCACTTGGAACGGACACAAGTGGCAATGGGAATGATTGGACTGTTAATAACATAACCGCTATTGAGCGAAGCTATACACAAGACTGCACGGGCACTCCGTTTACTGGTAACCACAGTTTTACCTATATGTTTGATGGAAACTTAGGAAAATACATGACGCCCGCTGCAGGAACGTGGGCAGTATTTGAGCCATCACCAGCAATAAGCGTTAGCACCATCGAGATTTATGGAGGCTGGGCTGAGGGGGTTGCTGGAGTGAAACCCAAAATCAACAACATAGAAGTTACCAACGGGCCGACAACATTCCAGTGGTTTACGCCTACTTTGACTGGCGGTGTTTCTATTACTTCTCTACAAAAACTGGAGTTTTATTCCGACAGCGGCACCGTTGCATTTCACGTTGGCGCTATCAAGATCAATGGAAGCATACTAATTAACGCTTCCGGCGGTCAAGACTCCCTCGTAGACGTACCCACCAACGGCACCGAGACGGATACGGGAATTGGGGGCGAAGTTCGTGGAAACTATTGCACGTTGAATCCGCTGGTTCTTGCATCCGGCGGATCGTTAAAAAACGGGAATTTAGACCTAGTAAAAACTGGTGGCAGCATTGCTAATTTCTACGGTACTGTTGGTGCAAGTTCTGGAAAATGGTATTACGAATATGTCGCAACTGCGGGTCCGTATATCGGTGGGCCAGGTGTCGCCAACTATGCAGACCCAGGAGGCGCGACAGCAACAAATATCTTTTTAAACGAAGGTGGCAGTATTTATCTTAATTTGTCCGCTGTTCAGTCAACGGGCGTTTCATGGACTACTGGCGACGTAATTGGTGTCGCAATTGATTTAGACGCAAAGACTATTCAATGGCGCAAGAATAATGTAGTCGTCAACAGCACCCCGTACTCCTTTAGCGGCGCATCCGGTAATTTTTACCCGAATGTCCATGCTTACACAGCAACAGCGACCCTTAACTTCGGCCAACGTCCCTTCGCCTACACCGCCCCCAGCGGCTTCAAGTCCATCAATACGGCAAACCTGCCCACTCCGACCATCACGAAGCCTAGTGAGTACATGGATATTGCTCTTTATACGGGCAATGGCAGCACGCAGACTATTTCAGGGTTGGGTTTTTCGCCTGATTTTGTTTGGCTAAAACAACGTAGCGGAACAAACCGGCACGAGCTTTATGATGCCATCAGAGGTCCAGGTCTCCGTTTATTCAGCAACACATCAGACGCAGATAATACTTCAACCAGCCTTAGCTCCTTTAATTCAGACGGCTTTTCTTTGACTAATACAGGCGGTGGTAACGTCAGTTCCACCACCTACGTCGCTTGGACATGGGACGCAGGAAGTTCCAGTGTCACAAACCCCGCAGGTTCAATTAGCAGTACAGTTCGGGCTAATACTAGTGCCGGATTTTCAATTGTAAGCTATACGGGGAACTCTACAGCAGGTGCTACTGTTGGGCACGGTCTTAATGTGACGCCTGCCTTAATTATTGTCAAAAACCGAGATCTCACAAAAAACTGGGCTGTTTATCATGCCAGTGCATCGGCATCGCCTGCGACTGGATATTTAAGACTTAATAGCTCAGCCGCATTTACTACCGCTAACACCATCTGGAATGACACGGCGCCTACGTCAAGCGTTTTCAGTGTTGGAACCAGTGACATAACGAACCTTTCTACAAATAGGTTCATAAGTTACTGCTTCGCCCCAGTCGAGGGCTACAGCGCCTTCGGCAGCTACACCGGCAACGGCAGCACGGATGGTCCGTTCATTTTTACTAAATTCAAACCAGCGTTTATTATTTTCAAGAGAACTGACGCTGCCGCAAACTGGTTAATGATTGATTCGGGGCGAAATACCTATAACCCAGTTGATACGCATTTGCACCCAAATCTAACAAATGCAGATTATGTTGCATCGCCGCCGTGGGCTGACTTTTTGTCTAATGGTTTTAAGCTAAGAGCATCTTACCAAGAAGCAAATACCGCCGCTGCAAGTTACATATATATCGCCTTCGCTGAACATCCTTTCTCCCTGGCTCGTGCCAGGTAACACCAACACTTAACGAGCCATGTTTATTCTTGACGGCAAGCCCCTGTCACCTGATAGGGCATTTACACACAACGGGATTAGCTATCCCGCAAATTGGCTGCGCTTGACGACGCTGGCTGAAAAGGAAGCCATCGGCATCACCGAACAGCCTGATCCTGTAGTTGCTTATGACCAGCGTTTCTATTGGGGACCAAACAACCCCAAGGATCACGGTCAACTCATGGATCAGTGGGTCCTTACAACTAAGCAAACAGCAGGCAGCCTACTCAATCAATACGACTGGTACGTCGTGCGCCAAGCTGAAACTGGAAAGGCAGTACCGCAGGAAGTCCTTACCTATCGCCAAAACGTCCGCATTATCTCTGATAACCGTGAGGTAATGATCAAAGGTACAACTACAACTGATCAGCTTTTTGCTGTTATCACCGGAGACTTCGGCGGCATGTTCCCGTGGCCTGCAGACCCCTTCAGTCCCCCTCCAGCTGATCCTGTGAGTGATGCAATTGAAGTTGAACTTCCGCCTGATACAGCCTTCTCTGGAGGCCTTATTTAACCTAATATTATGAGCTTTCTATTCCCTGCCAATCCAGCAGATGGTGATATTGTAGTTCGTGATAATCTACTTGCAACATACGATGCAGCTACTAATACCTGGAGTGTAGGTGAAGTTCCTACATATCCAGGTGTTCCTGGTCCTGCTGGCCCTGCTGGTCCTACGGGACCTAAAGGTGACCCTGGTGAAGGAGTTAATATTGCTGGTACTGTTGCTGCTGAGGTAGATCTTCCGAATGATGCAGATCCGAATACCTTCTGGATTGTAACTGATACTAATACTCTGTTCTTCTGGGATGGAGCCTCGTGGTTTAACCTTGGTGGTCCTATTCAAGGCCCCACTGGTCCTCAAGGTCCTGCTGGTACTAATGGTACAAATGGTACTAACGGTACTAATGGTCTTGGTTGGTATGATACTAGCATTACCAGTTCAGAAGGTAATTATCAAATTACTTTCCTTAGTAATGATGGCCTAACTTTTACTACTGACAACCTGGTTGGTCCTGCAGGAGCATTGCAAATTGCTACTGAAGATACGGTTGGTGGTATTAAAATTGGACGTGGTATCTCCATGGAGGATGATGGTACTGCCAATATTAACACTGCATATGTTGACCTTGAGACTGTACCTATTGAGTCTTATGGTTATAACTTGATGTATGAACCTGTTGTTTTCCGTATGGGAGAGCAAGATGGTTCTGGTGAGTATATTACCACTACACTTAATGGTCCTGCAGGTTCAGCTGCTGGTGTTCAATATCTTTTGAGATCTGATCCTAACAACAGTGCTCCGCATGTGTATAGTATTCCTATGCCTGCAGAAGCTGATGCAGCTCTGTGTTACATGTTTGCGTCTTCAATGATGCAACCAGGTAGTAACTATACTGGTGAAGATAACTATGCATTCCGAGCATATCTTGAGTATGAGTTGACACTGACTAATGCTACTTATCAAAACGATGAGGATAGCACTTCTACTGTCATGATTATCGCTCCTACTCATAATATGACTTGTGGTTGGAGTGCACAAACAGTAGACAAACGTCAAAGCGTTCTACCTTATACAAAGATCTTTAAGATTATTTTTGATAAAGGAGCTACTGTTAACTTTAACCTTATTGCTTCTACTATTGAAGCTAACTGGGGCAATACACGGGTAACAGGTTATCCTGTACGCTTCCAAGTTATTCCTTATCAAACAACAGATAAAGTATAATGAGTAACTTTTATCGTGAAGATGACGCTGCATTTGCTCTTAACTCTACATATAAAGCAGATGCAGTGACTCTTCTTCCTCCACGTATGACAAGTGGAGAAGCTGTAACGGATCTTGCTACTAAATTGAAAAAACGTGCCCTATCTATCCGTGAAAAGATTGATTGGGAACTACCTTTTGTAACACCAGGTTCACCGACTGCTATTGCATTGATTCAATTTAGACAAGATCTTTATGATATTAGAGATTATCCTGGTACACCAGCTGATGTTAACACAGAGCTTACTAGGATTGACAATGGTGTAATGGCTATTGTCGGTTATAGTCTACGTTTTGAGGTGCCCTAATGGCTGAAATTCCATTCCCTGGTGGTGCCAAAGATCAAGATGTGTTTTTCCATGAAGATAAGATCTGCATTTATCACGGTGATATTAACACTTGGGAGTGTAGAGCTATTGAAGTTGGAGAATATACCGAAGATCTGGGGGACTAATGGTAGAAGCCGGTGTCTCCGCAGCGTTAGCACTCATTACGGGTGCTTTTGTTTTATTTAATCGAGTCAGCGGACGCATCAATGACGTTGACCGACGAGTAGATGGTGTTGAACTACGTGTAGCTCAATACTATGTTTCTAAACACGACTTAGAAAACGCCATGGATAAACTCGAAGGGCGTATGAGTCGTATAGAAGTTAAACTTGATGCAATCCTTACTAACACTACCCCACATTAATCATGGCCTTCCTTGAATCTGCTATCTTCTGGATCATCGTTGCTGCTGCTAGTGAAGTCATCGCTCTGACTCCGCTTAAGTCTAACAGCATCATCCAGCTTGTATTGCAAGCATTGAACGCTATTAAGCCAAAAAAGTAAAAGCTGAGGAAGCTGTTACTCAGGCAATAGAAGAATTAAATCTTCCCCAATCAACCGTAGATCAACCTATCTTCACCGAAGTCGGTACTTTTGGTGAGGAGGGTTGGTCTATTTCTTTAACAGCACCATGGCAAGAAAAGGAAAAGCTACAGAAGACCAATTCAACGAACTCCACAACCTAGTTACGCAAGAACTTCTTAAGCGTATTAAGGCTGGTGAAGCAACAACTGCTGATCTTAAAGCAGCTTGTGATTGGTTGGTTAAAAATGATATCTCCGGTGTTGCTTATGAAGGTAACCCGCTAGATAAATTGGCAACTATTATGCCTAAAGTTGACCCAGAACTCGTTCAAACCAGGTTATATGGCCAGAAGTACAGCTGAGTATTATCGCCAAAACCCGAAAGCTAAAGCGAAGAAAAATGCCTATCAAAAGAAATATAATAGGTCAGAACTTCAAATTAAAAAACGGGTTGAACTAAATAAAATCAATCGTAAAAAGGGTACATACGGAAACGGTGACGGCAAAGATGTATCCCATAAAAAGGATGGTTCTACTGTAATGGAGAATCAATCTAAAAATCGTGCTAGAAATCGTGGACGCAAATAAGCGATGACACCACTATTCCCTACGCCTGAGCACTATCTACATAACCTAATAACCATGACAAGTCCCGAAGCTAAAAGGCTCTGGAGAAGAGCTATTAAAGAGCACTTCAATTGTCAATGTGTCTATTGTGGAGAAATCTATGAATTACATGAACTTACTCTTGACCACGTTCGTCCTCGTTGTTTGGGCGGAGAAGATCTTACAAGTAACCTTGTCCCATCCTGTTGGGAATGTAATCAGGCTAAAGGAAGTAGAAACTGGTTAACCTGGATGAGAGAAACCTTTGGTATTACTACCAGAGAAAAGTTAATCTTACAACACATACATTAATGCCTACATCTCAACAAACTGTAAGGAGGCATGTGCTTAGGCCTCTTGCTAAAATTCAAGCAGAGGATTCTTTTGCAGATCTGAAAGCAGCTGGTTTAATTGATCCTAAATGGCAAACTATTGATCAGTTAAACATAGCCTACATACAAGCTGTTGAAGCGGCTAAAAAAGATGCAATCAAAGCTGGTCAAGAACTCAAGCCAGCTATAATTAACGCTAAAGCACGGGCAATGGTAGGGGTATTACCTCCTATCTTTGATAAAAAAGGTATCAATAACCGTAAATTGCGTGATATCTTTCCACCTAAACTTCAACAAGCTATTGATAATATTTCAGGACCTGATACTGTTAAGAAAGCCTTAGCTCAGCAAAAGAAGGATTGGAAGGATACTCAAATTCTTCTTAGGGAAATTGGTAAAAAAATAGGCATGAAGCTTGACATTGGTCATTTCCTACCCCATGCTTTTGGTGCCCCTCAAGATATATCAGCTGCTGGCCCAGAAAGTTCAATAGATAATCAAAGAGCTAAAGCTACGCCTAGGACTACGGATATCCAAGGTCTTAGGATGAATCAGGTCTCTATTAATAAAACAGAAGGTATTTACGAAACCATCTTACGTGCTGACGGTTTAACTAAACCTATGCATCCCTTGGTCTCTGTTTTGTTTGGTACAGATGAAACATCTCGGTTTGTATCGTTAGATCAGGCTGAAATGTTAAGCCGTCGATTTGAGGAGATCGAAGGGCAAGGTGGTGATGTATTTAAAACTTATAATAACATCCGAGAAACTGGTAACACAGATGTTGAGTCTATGTTCCGTGCTGGGTTTGAAGATGATATTAAAAAAGGTACATTCCCTCCTGCTAAACCAAAAGCTAAAACACCTAAATCAGGTGAAATCCTTGACGTTATCAAGGGTTCTAAATTAGCACGTACTGCTGCACGAGCTTTACCTATTGGTGCTGCTTCATTAATACTGTCACAACAGGAAGTAAGTGCTAGGGAGCTGGAGTACAAAAATAACCCGTCTCCTATTAATAAATTTCAACTTGATCTAGCTAAATTTGCTCTTGCTGCTGATATTGGCGGTTCAGTACCTACACCTGTTGCTCCTATTGCAGAAGGTGCATCAATGGCTGCAGCTGTTGGTGGTATGCTTATTGATGAACGCGAAACAGTAGCTGAGATTGGTGGTCGTGCTGCTAAAGCAGTCAAAGAATACGACACAATTGTTAACGCACCACAACGTGCTATCTCTAGTGCAGTTGGTGGTGGGGCACGTTACCTTGCTGGGCTTATGATGCCTGAAACTAAACCACAAGCCAAACCTAAGCCAACACAAACCCAACCAACTAAAAAGGGTAAGTTAAAAATTGGTGGCATGGAACTACCTGAGTTTGGTATTAGTGAATTTCTAGGATTTAACTGATGGCTGAAGATAAAAGGAAAGAACGGGAAAAGAATCCATTCTTACGTTTTCTTGATAACCTAAAGATTAAGTATTTGGATGGTAAGAATCCTATTGGTCGTACCATGACAGGTTATGGATATCTCCCTACTAAGAATGCTGCACTGAATATTGGTGCATTGATGGGTGTACCATACGATAGTGAACTACGTATTCGTAAAAAGGATCCAGCTGCTCAACTAAGAGCAAATAACGCTCGTATTGGTCAAATTGAACGTATTCATAACGTTTATGTACCAGGTAGAGTCAAGCTTGCTGATTAAACCGCTATGAGAGGCCCCTAGAAGCCCCAGGAAGGCCTCTCTATTCACCATTAGGTACAATCTATCTATTAACATGAAATCAACCCGTACAGCGCCTTCTAAGAAGGACTCACTTAAAATCGCAGGTTATTTGACCGATTCTGATCGTGAAATTCTTAATAATCACGCTAAGAAACTCCTTATGGAGGACAACAACCGTTCTAAACGTGAACTTAAAAAGATGCAAGAGATGTACAATCAATACGGTTGGTCAATCCCAGTGAAGGGTGTATGAACGATATCCTTTCACAGTTGAAAGGTGACTTCAAGCTGTTTCTACAAGCATTGTGGCAGCAGCTTGATCTTCCTTCCCCAACTAGAGCTCAATACGCTATTGCAGACTACCTACAACACGGCCCTAAACGTCTACAGATCCAAGCATTCCGAGGAGTCGGTAAATCTTGGATTACTGGTGCTTTTGTGTTGTGGACACTCTTTAATAATCCCGAAAAGAAGATCATGATTATCTCCGCTTCTAAAGAGCGTGCTGATAACATGTCTATCTTCCTACAAAAGCTTATTATTGAGACACCGTGGCTGAGTCATCTAAGACCGAAGTCGGATGATGCACGTTGGTCTCGTATCAGTTTTGATGTTAACTGCTCCCCTCACCAAGCACCCTCCGTTAAATCCGTAGGTATTACAGGTCAGCTCACTGGTTCTCGTGCTGATCTAATGATCCTTGATGACATTGAAGTCCCTGGTAACTCAATGACTGAAATGATGCGTGAAAAACTTCTTCAGCTGTGTACTGAAGCTGAATCTATTCTTACACCAAAGAAAGACTCACGTATCATGTACCTAGGTACTCCTCAGACAACCTTTACTATCTACCGTAAGTTAGCTGAACGTAACTACCGCCCATTCGTGTGGCCAGCACGGTATCCACGTAAGCTATCTAACTACGAAGGGCTACTTGCTCCTCAACTTGTTGAAGACATTGATAAAGGTGCAGAAGATTGGACACCAACAGATCCTGATCGCTTTGAATCTGATGATTTGTTAGAACGTGAAGCTGCTATGGGTCGTAGTAACTTCATGCTACAGTTCATGTTGGATACATCTTTGAGTGATGCTGAAAAGTTCCCACTTAAGATGGCAGACCTAATCGTAACAGCTGTTAACCCTACTGAATGTCCAGATTCTGTAGTGTGGTGTAGTGATCCATCTAATATCATTAAAGACCTGCCTACTGTTGGTCTACCTGGTGATTATTTCTACTCACCAATGGTAATGCAAGGTGATTGGTTACCATATACTGAAACCATCTGCTCTATTGACCCCTCTGGTCGTGGTACTGATGAAACAGCAGCTACCTTTATTAGCCAACGTAATGGTTTTATCTATGTCCATGAAGTACGCGCCTATAGGGATGGTTATAGCGACAACACTTTGCTTGATATCCTTAGAGGTTGTAAGAAATACAACGTCACTAAACTCCTTATTGAAACCAACTTTGGAGACGGTATCGTCGCAGAGCTGTTCCGTAAACACTTACAGCAGACAAAACAACTAATAGACATCGAAGAAGTACGTGCTAACGTCCGTAAAGAAGACCGTATCATTGATACTCTAGAACCAGTACTTAATCAACATAAATTAATCCTTAATCGTTCAGTCATTGAGTGGGATTTTAAGTCAAATCCTGAAGAAGCACCTGAGAATAGACTACAATACATGCTATTCTATCAAATGTCACGTATGTGTCGTGAAAAGGGTGCCATTAGACACGATGATAGACTAGATAGTCTAGCTCAAGGTGTTAAATACTTCACAGATGCTCTTGCAATCTCAGCTTATGAGAACGTTAAACTACGTAGACAAGAAGATTGGAACGATTTACAAGAGGCTTGGCTAGATGATCCACAAGCTGCAGCTAGTCATATGGTCTTCGGTTTTAGTATAGACCAACGTAAACAAGCAAGGCAGTTAGCCGGTAAGAAAACTGTCCCAACATGGGTAAAAAATTAATCCTTGAAACTCCTTGCACTGCAATTGATTTGCCCAAGGTGGGATCATTAGGGGGGACGGGAAGGGTGGACCCTACCCCCAACGGGGGAAGACTCGTCTTTAACAAGACTCTCTTCCCCTTTATTAATGAACAGTGAGAAGGTTCCAAAGACAAACATCTTCCTCTTAGTTCATTCTGTAAGTACTGTCTTATATATTATATAATATTAAGAGTACTTCTCCTCTCGACCTCAGCAACGAAGTTGCGTGGGAGTATGTAGAGACTATACCACCACCAGTAATCTTATTCCACTCCATCCCACATAAGATGACACACACAGCTACACTTGTACATATCACACCTAACGCTGAAGAACTCATTAGCTATATGGCTAGAGTATCTAACCCAGCTAATCAAACTAATAAAGAGACCTCACCTAAACTCATCAGGTATCTGATCGATCATCAACACTGGTCTCCTTTTGAAATGGTTAATATGTGCGTAGAAATTAATACTACTCGTAGCATAGCAGCACAAATCCTTAGACACCGTAGCTTTAGCTTCCAAGAGTTTAGTCAACGATACGCTGAAGTACCTACCCCTCCTCAATTACCAGAACTCCGTAGACAAGATCTAACTAATAGACAAAACTCTATTAATGATCTAGATGAAACCATTAAAAAGAACTTTGAATATCGTATCGCTATAGCTTACTCTGATAACTACCGTCTCTATAAAGATATGGTAGCAGCAGGTATCGCTAAAGAATGTGCTCGTGAAATACTCCCCCTATCTACTCCCTCTAGGTTGTACATGAATGGGTCTATTCGCTCTTGGTTGCATTACTGTGATCTTCGTACCTCTAACGGTACTCAAAAGGAACACGCACTAATCGCAGCACAGATTCAAGACCTCCTCTATCAATACCTCCCTAATGTAACCGCAGCAATGTGGCCAGAGAGGGACCTGTAAGGGGCTACAAGGGGCTTGTAAGTTGGTTTAGGTGTACTGTACTGTCCCTACACTTACAAGCCGGTTACAGGGGCAGGTAGAGGGGTCTTATATTTTAACAAAAATTTCTCAGGTCTTATATCGGCGGGGGCGGCGCGAGTTACCCCCCATTGGGGTATAGTATCCTCCCAAAAGCAGAATGGTAGGGTATACCCAGTGCTAAGTAATTACAATAGGGCTAACAGGTAATATTCCGTGGGGCACAGTGTTAATAATTATTAGCACGGGGTAATTATGTGCAAACAAGGACTAATTAATTATTTATCATGACACACTGATGAATAACAATCGCTGAGATCCCTTGGTATGACTGGCTTCTTTATTGATTGATCTGTAGCCCCACCTTAATCAATCAGTAGACCAGCCATGAGTAAGCATTGATAAGGGACGCTGATGGGTATACTTAGTGGTCTACACGGTTCCACTGGGTTCTTGAGCTTGACACATCGGGGCATTGGTGGTATTGTATGTTCATCGGTGGGGGATCAGTTCTCTACTCGATACGCACCTTGACAACTTAATAGTATATGATCGTCACAAGACGGAGCTAGCGGAGCGAGCGATCCCGCGAACAGTTATAGGTTGCAACCCGACCTGACTGTACGATCATGTTATTATTTATTATTGTGCAGAGCCACATGCACTTTAAACATTAGATCATGGCAAACTGTTAAGTTATTACAATCGGAGGATTGCTTATGAAACTGACTGCTTTTGAGTCCAAGGTGCGTTCTATTCTTATGGATTGCACAGGTTATAGTCTCACCAAGTGTAGTGAGGATGATGATGTCTTTTATTATTTGATTGACAACTATGGTGATCGTGATGGCGATCCATTCTATGAGTTTGATGATGTACTCGACTACATTTGTAATGACGAAAGTGTAGAGGGTGAGATCAACAACCTTTTGCTTGCGTATTGATTATGGCTTACAGTGAGGACCTATTGCGTAGTTCATTGATTGATAAATATGACTATGACTATCACGAGGAGGATGAATATGATCATGATGCTTATGTTGAGTTCCTAAGTAAGCTTAACTACACTGAGCTATTGTATGAGTTCCTTGATGTCTATGGATTAGACGAGGTTGAGGAGATTGCAGATCACATTGGTTACTACTAACACAACACGGAGGTAATGCTTATGTCTACATATCAACTGTTCATGGGTCGTGACATACCTGGTGGTGGGTATGTTAATGATACTGATTGGCAAAAGTTTCTACATATTGTAGATACTATTGTTGATGGCTACACTGTTGTTGATGCTGATGGTGTATGGCTTGGTGTACATGAGGATTGTAAGGTTATGACAGTCTCTACTGATGATATCGAATCAGTACGTGAGATTGCTAATGTATATAAGCAAGCCTTTGATCAAATGGCTGTAGGTATTACTACTCTTCCTGCTATGGAGTTTGTTTAATGTCTTACCTTGTGTATAAGTTAGATGATTCTCTTAATAGAGAAGCAATCACTACTGTATGTAGTGAAGATGAAGCTGACGATCTAGTTGATTATTATTGCAATGTATTCCCATATGCTTATATAGATTATATCAAACTAGATTAGGAATCACTCTCATAATAATGGGGCGTAGCGATTTCATTTGTTGTTGACCTTTGTTCTTTGTTTGTTACTGAAATGACTGGTGCTGTTGATCTATCGTGGAGTACTGTTACTGCGTGGTATGATGCCACTAATGAGCAGTATCAGGATCTATATGATGAATTGTGCGATCGTATCGAACATTTTAACAAGTTTGATATTGAGCAAGTACTTGACTTCTTGAGTGAGCTAAGTGATTTAGGTATTGACAACAAGGATCAATTCAGTGATGCATTCTATACCTTTAGTTCTGAGGCTAGCTATCGTGCAGAGCGAGAGTTTGCTGAGGAGTTTTGTGTAGAGTGTGGTATGATTGATGAGGATTCACCTGTGTTCTTTGCTATTGACTGGCAGCATGTATGGGATGGGTTGTTGAGGTATGACTTCAGCACGATTGTATTTGATGGTGACACTTACTTTTTCAACAACGAGTTCTGATTATGACTGAGACTAACATTTTGCTTGCTGTTATTGGTTGCATTGGTTTGCTGTCTACACTAGCTGTGTATTCACGAGCTAATAGTGCTGTTGTTCGTTATGAGGTACGTAAGAAGTGACTGAAGAGGAGTACATGGAGCAGGTCATCAAAGAATACAAACGTATTGATGATGATCCTGATGTAGAGGATGACTTCTTTGACATGATTAATTTGATGGAGGATTACGAATGACTGACACTGTGAGTACTGCTGTTAAGGTTGATGTATATCCTGATGAGTTCAAGCCAATCATGAAAGCAATCAAGTATGCTACGATATGTGACGATTGGTCACTGCTGTTTGAGGTTGAGGAGAAGGAGATGCTAGAATCATTCCTTGACTACTTCAGTGACATTGCTCTTAATGAGGGCATCTAATCGTTTTTAATTCACACTCATTTCGCCATGTATTACAACACAGACACTGAGCGTGCTATCAACATTGATGAAATTGCTCGTCA